TTTTATGCTATATCCCTGATTGTCAATAATATAATCAAATGTATCCCAATCGAAAACGTCTTTATTTAAAGCCGATTCACACTCATGGCTGCTGTGAAGAGTATCTCTCGTAAGTCTTATTACAAAACCCCCAGCGTCTTTAATTGCATGGACCTCGTTTGGGAACCTTACGTCTGGAATAATAGCGATAGAAGATTGTTCTTGTTCAATTGTTTTCATTGTTCTTTCTAGCCATATATCGTCTTTAATTTTACGCATAACGCTAGTTCCAAAATATTGAAGAAATTCTCTAGCTGTCATCCCATATTTTGTATCAGTATTTTTTTCTGCGTCTGTGCCATAAACCTGTTTTGGCTCAAGGTTAAATAGGTCAACACATATCATCTTAAGATAGTCTGCGAAATGATGTATTTTAATGTATGGCCAGATGTTTGCGTCGGCATAAGATACAAACTCTGGATCATGCCTTAGTAAATCCAGAATGCCCCAGCCAACTTCATTGTTCTTGTTTGTGGTCCTGACATTAAGCTGACCATGATCATCAACCACATAATCTTGTACCAATCCTAGATCTTTCAAAACGTCGCCGTTGATAATGTTTGCTACAGTATTCTTTCCAGACTGCTTCCGGCCAGAAATCCCAATAATTTTCACCATTAGTATGTACCTTTCAAGTTAGATAGTATGTCTTTCTTAATTTTTTGTACGGTCATGTCCCCTATGTCCTTATCAGATAGTCTTGGAAATGTTATTTTGTACATTCTAGAAAAATCTCTTTGTATTTTTACCCTCGCTTCTCTTCCGGCCTGATCGTTGTCTGTTAAAACAATAAGGTGCGTAATGGGCAGCTTCATTAGTTTTGATGATTGTTCTTGTGATATTGTTTTACCAAATATACTAACAGCATTTTTAACTCCAGCTTCATACATTTTCCAAACATCGCCCTGACCCTCTAGGATATACATGCACGAAGTTTCTATCGCCCTTTGCTTTGCTCTATGATAATTGTAAAAATAATATCTTTTATTGAATCCGCTTGGAGAGAACAAGAACTTTGGCTGTCTGTACTCTTTAATGGATCTTCCAATTAATCCTACTATTAAACTTCCGTCATCGTTGTGTATTGGTATGATTGCTCTTTCTTTCATTATACCTTGATCGTAGCAATCTCCCACATCAAAATATTTTAGCGTTGCCTTGTTAAACCCTCTACCGTTAAAATACAATGATGGTTTTTCTGCGTTGTAATTATTTGCGATCTCTTGGTCTTCAATTGTTTTATTTGATTGTTTTAAATTTTTAATCAACGTACTGAAATCGTCTTCATCTTCAGAAGCTACTGGGCTTGAATAGTCTCTATAATTAGATATGTTGAATTCAGATGATATCCACCTCAACGCATCTTTGAATTCTAGATTCTTTCCAGCTTGCGCTGACAAAGCGCCCACGATAAGCCCGAATATATCATTCCTATATTCGCTTTGACAATCTCTTGTCCAGCACTTCCATATTCCTTTATCTGGAGAGAACGAAAACGCCCTTGGGTTATCGCTTCCCTCATGCACTGGACATGTAGAATATATATTATTGTTAAAAGATTCGCAGTTCATTCCCAGTTTTTTAAAAACTAATTCTGCTTCACTGTTCAACTTCGTTTTGATCTTCTTCAAGTTCATTCTTTATTTTGTCCATTGTGTCTGAGCCAACTAATCCAGTGTCACCAACGGGTTGATTCTTAAACTCATTTCTTGTTTGAAGTTCTATCAACTTAGCGTGAGAACCAACCATCTGCATATTAATATAATCTCCGTCATCCATTCCAGCGCCATGCCTAGAGACAATAGGGACTAACTTTCTATTGCCAGCGTTTGGCCCATCTTCTGCTAATTCTTCAGGGGATTTGGCTTTAAAGATACTGAATGAAGTACAAAGCCAGATCAATCTGTCTGAACCGCTCACTGCGTCTGTGCTTTCTTTTGTGATTCCGTCTCTATTTAATTGCACGAAGGATAGACAGGGTATGTCTAGCTTAACGCATAAATTATGAAGAGAGGTAATCTGGAATCCCAACGCTTGATACTCTTGAATATTGTTAGTAATAGATGACGATGACATAAGCTTTAAATAATCGTAGATGATCAAGCATTCATTTGTTTTCCCCGATTCATCTGTCTTTACTTCTTGCACAATCCATCTGCGAATTATATTCAATATTTGTTCGAATGGTTTTCCGGCAACACTAACATAACTATAAGGTATAGATTCTAACTTGGCTACCGCTTCTCTTACTTTTCTATCTTTCTCTTGGTCATCTACAAATTTTCCCGTGGACACTTCGTTAATTGGAGTTCCGCTAATATTAGCAATTAATCTATTCAAGTGATCTTCTTTAGACATCTCAGTGTCTAAGACTAATACTGGAATGCCTATTGAAGATACATTAAGGGCCACATTATCAGCGAATACTGATTTACCAACTTTTGGTCTTGCAGATACAAGGTCAACGCATTTTCTTCTAAGACCACCGCCAATGGCCTCGTCATATCTAGCGAATCCCGTGGGTATACCAATGATATCGCATTTATTTTCTGATAAGAATGTGACATAATCATCAACTCCTTCGCCTATTTTTTCTGGATTTTCTCCACCGTCGTCTTCTCTTAGGAAGTCCGTAACGGGATTTTCAAGAATACCTATGATTTCATCTATACTTTCTGTACCATTTACACCATCTACGTCGTGATGGATTTTCATTGTTAGTTTTTTAATTTTTCTTGCAAATTCAAACTTTTTTAATTGAACTGCAAAGCCTAGAATATTATTTTCATTTATTGGGAAGTCATATAGTGACTGAATATATTTTATTTCTTGTGGTGTACTAAGTTGTTCTGCGTGATTTAGTTGTTCAGCAGAGGAAAGTATGGTGGCTATGTCTGGAGTTTGATCGTTGCTGAGAATGTTCTCAATACACTTAAACAATATAGCGTTGTTGGGATTAACGAAACTGTCTACTGATATTAAATCAGCTATTCTGACATATCCATCCATACCGTGTTGAAGCAGTCCAGACAAAACAGCCCTTTCCGCACCAATATCTATTAGCTTTTCGCTCATTATCTATTACCCGTACACCTATCACATCTGTAGTATTCTCCATAGACAAGGCTTGCATTCACTTTTCTGGTTTTTCCGCACACATGACATTGTACTTCTTTTTTACTTGGCGGCTTTCTTGTCCTTGGCGTAAGTGGTTTTTCTGGAGTTTTGATATGTCTATCTTCACCAGTGTCAACCCACGTATTCTCTCTTGCTTGCACCTTTTTCTTCTTTTTGCTTTCAGAAGTATTATCCTGTCTCTTCATTGAAAAGTCTTCAATGTCTACAGTATTCTTTTTAAGAAAATCCTCTTCTGTGGGTTCTGATTGATCGTTGTTGTTAGATAACATTTCTTCTATATGTGGTGGCATAGTTGTCCAACTGAGTGAATTTTCAGTTAAGATATCTAATAGTTCTCTTCGTTCCTCTAATGTTAATCCATCTACAAAACTTTTTAAGTTCATACTCTCTTCCCCTTTTCCATTAATATGTCTCCCTTGCGTTTTAATTCGTAGACCTTTCCATCAAGCTCTTGTATTCTTGCTTCTGCCACCTGCTTGTAGTTATCAATAGATGCCGCATACTCATTGTCAACTACAATCATTTGCATCCTCATTTCATGTTTGGTATATGGGCTGAACTTGTCATTGTATTTAGCTACCATTTTTTGTAGCTGATCGTTGCATAAATTAAATACAACTTTCTGTCTATTTATTTGATCCTGAATATATGATGCGTATCCATATAGAGCATACGCATAATCAAAAAGCTCTTCCTGATTAAGCTTTTTAACCTGCTCCATCTCCATGTCTGCGGCTAATAGGAATTCTTCACGAAATGTGGCAAACTTTGTGTTTGTTTCATTTGTAAATTGATCTAGCTTGTCAAGGAAATTTTCAACGGTTTCTTTAGCTGTTTTCAATTTGATCTCTCCATTGCTCGTCTGTGTCTGAATATTTCAACTCAATCAAATCAATGCTGTTCAACTTGCACCACTCTATTTTATCTTCATCCTTCGCTTTTGCCAACATGAAATCTGCTTTCGTTTTGTGGAAAAACGGAGTATATTCATAGTGCTGTTTTCCGTGAACCTCGACGGCCAACATTATTTGTGGAATATAAAAATCTAAATATAGAACACCTTTTCTATGACTAGGTGTGCTTCCCGGCAATTTAACTTCTTCAAGTATTCTGTAGCTATGGAAGATAGTCTTCAAGACTTCTCTTGCGCGAACGTGGTACTTTGATCTCTTGCGTTGGTCGTTTGCGGCAATAGAGTATCCGCTTAAGTTCCAAACGTACTCTCTGCCATTTAAGCCTATAACTTTCATACAAAATCCATTCTATAAATCTGGCTAGCAATATGCCAGCACATATTTGAAGTATTGTGTTCATTTTTCTGGCCTGTAGAAATAAATAAACAGAATTGCCCACACCGCCAATAGTCCAATAATCTTAGGCCACATGTCATTACTCATTGACCACCCTCTTTAATTTCTTTTCGGCAGATCTTATTGTTTTCTTTGCAGATTCTGGAAGTTCGTAATCTTTCTTGTAGACCTGTAGAGCGTCCAGTATTCTCCAAGCCTCTGTCTTGGTTAGATCTACTTGAGCCATTAAAATAATTCCTTAATCTTATCGTAGATGAATGATGATATATCTGGGTTCTCATTTAAAAACTCAAGTGTATTATTAGCACCTTGAAATTTAAAAAATCTTTCGATATCTTCTTCTTTATCCCCAACGTTATTGTCTTTAAGAAGTTTCTGAACAGTTGGATGCTGAATATCGTCCAATGCACATTGAATTGTGTACCAAGCTCCAGCAGTTTTAATCAATCTGAATTCACAGGCTATCTGCACAACCTCTTGTGTTTCATCTATCCCCACGCCATAGCGTATCCAGCTTTCTGCTGTGCTGTTTGGGAGACCGCCAGCACAAGACGTTTTAATTGCCCAGTTTGCAATTTGACCAACATGTGGACCGCTATCCTTTGGGACTTGCCATCTGCCCCTGTGTGTTATTACCATGTTGGTTCCAGCTTGATACTGCAACATGTTTCCACAGTCAGCCATTTTTGATGGAGCGTATGGTGAACCACCAGTGTTAGCAATGTTATGGGTAATACACGTTAGAATAATCTTGTTCTTCATTAGCGTTCCGCTGATTCTCTTGAAAAACATAGATAGAAGTCTCGGAAGAGCATTTCTAACGCCCGTTCTTACTTCTCCCTCAAGTTCGCAAGATGGAACCATGTTTGATAAAGAGTCTGCAATAATTAAACATCCGGGATCATTGTTGATATAGTATTCAATAATATTCAGGAAGTCTTCTGCTGATAGAATTTTGTCATCTGTAGACTCTACTATCAGAATGTTATCAGACTGTAAACCCTTAATACCATCAAAGTTCTGGCGTGATAGTCTACCTTCTGTATTGACATAAATGACACGCTTCCCAATAGCTTGACACTTTGAGGCAAAATGAAGGGCGGTTGTAGTCTTTCCAGACTTTGGATCTCCAGTCATTACTACAACACTTCCCTCCCTTAGACCACCACCCAAGGCAATGTCTAAAGCGGGCGAAACACCGATGACTTGTAGACTATTAATAGCCTCCAACACTTCAGTGCCACTACGCACAACATCTCCGTATTTACTAACAATAGAATTGCTAACCACATCGCTATCAAATTTATTAGTAGTTTTCTTTTTTAATTTACTCATAGACCCCTCAGTTTATTGATGATACTATTTTTCTTTGGCAAAGAGCTTTTCCTTCTTTCAACTTTCTTCTTTTCTGGCTCTTCAATTTCAACGTCTTTAACTCGCTTTGCTAACTCTTGAGCGGCAGCTGTTTCTTTATTGTACT